GTCTTGCACGAAGGGATCTTGCGGATTGCGTCCGCGGCGATTCCAAACGGCGTATGCAACGCCTGAGATGAGCCAGCGCAGCACAATCGACGGAACCGGCTCCGAAGCGCCGTAGATGTTGTCCGTTCCGTACGTTCCGTCGGAAAACGTGGCGCTCAGGCCCGTTGCTCCCAATGGGACGACGTACGCAGTAGGAATGCTCGAGGAGAAGGTCTTTCCCGCGTCAGAAGACCACTGGAACTGCGCCACTCCGACAGGGCCACCAATCGGGATTTGCAGTCGCATAAGCATGCTCCCGAGCACCGGGCGCCCAATAAGAGCGACGCCCGGGGGATTCGTGCCCGAAGAGAGCAATGCGGGAGGCTGCTGGCCGAAAGGGAGGCTATTGCCGAGATTTCCAGCGTTTCCGTACCGCTTTCGGCAGCGCGCGTTGATGTAGCTCGAGAAGTCCGAAATCTGCTGCGCGATGAACCCCGGATATCGGGATTCGAGCAAATCGATGTCCTCTGGCAGCGTGAACTCGCTGCGCAGCTTGAAACCGGGGACATCGAGATAGGGGAACATCGCGCGGCGACTTCCTCAGGTGGGATCGAAGCGGAAAAGGACGTACGGGTGGCCGTAGCCCGCCACGTTTCTTCCTTGCGTGTGCCACTCGAGCTCGCGAGCGCGATCGAGCACCGCATCGACGCCGGTCCCGCCCCCCTGGCCCGTGTAGTAGGTGATCCGGAAGGGCTCGCGGTCGACGTAGACCAATCCGCCGAGCTGCGTCGAGCTGATTTGCTCGCAGATGAGATACCAGGTCAGATCGCTCGAGGCGCCGTCGCCGAGCGTGACGCCCGCGAACTCTTGCGCCTCGAGAGGTTGGGTGAAACCCCAATTCGTGATGATTGCCTCGATATCGGCTCCGCCGCCGCCGCTTGCGCCCGCCGCTTGCGCGATGTAACGCGCATTGGTGAGCTGCTGTGCGCGAGCCGTAAGGCGGGGCGCATGCAGGATGCGGCGCGGCTTCAAGAACCGCGGGTCGACGCCATTCGGCATCTTGATCGCCGCGATGTACGCCATCGCAATCTGCAAGTTCTTGAGTGCGATGTCTACGGTGACCGACTCGTCGATCGGCAGAGCGCCCGGATAGATGCCGTTCGCCGCGCCGTGAAACCAGTTGTAGTACTTCCCCGCCGCCGTCCGGAATTGATTGACCGGATGGCCATTGCCGCTATTCACGAGGTTGTCGGCGAAGAACTGCACGCCGTCGTAGGCGAGCGACGTCGACAGCGCACCGTTGATGATGAGGCTCGCGATCTTCTTCTGCGGCCAATAGGCCATTTGCGAGCCCATTTGCGAGGACCACTCGGCGGCGAAATCGAAGCCGTTGCCGTCGTTGTCCTCGACCTGGTCTCGAACGAGCTTCAGGGCCTCGCCCGCGTTGCGGACGTCGTATTCCTGGAACGTCGCAGCCATATCGTCGAAGTTGATATTGCCACCCAAGCCTTGGTCGCGGATCTGCGCGGTGGAGAGCAGCCAGGCGAGGATTTCGCGTTTCTTGCCAGTGGGACGAACGCGCGCGACTTCGCGCCACCAAAGATTTTCGGACGCGCTCATCCGCGCGAACTCGTTTTCCGTAATGCGTTGCATCTCCGATTCGAAATCGAAGAGGAACGTCGGGGTCAATGCGGGCATGACTGCTTTTTCCTTTCTTGTGCGGGGCCGCCCGCGATTACGGCAAGCCGATGGTGGCAAAGCCGACGCCGAGAATGGTGTCGACCGCGAGAATGGTCCCTGCTTCCGCGCGATTGGTGCTCGTTGCGGATACCGTCTGATCGTCGACCGCGTAGCACTTGCTAAAGAGGTTGGCGGACGTGATGGATCCGTCGTTCGCGCGCCATAGGATCGTGCGCTCGTTCAAAAAGTCGACGTTGACGAGAGCCGTCGTCGCGGTGTTTGCGGTGTTGTCGATCGTCTCGGCGAAGATGCCCAGAACGATGTCATTGGCGCCCGCGGCGCCCGCGCCGGTGGTCGCCGGAACGACGGAGGCCGTGCTCGGGCGCCCCATCGCGAGGCCTCCCTTGTATGCCTTCTTCGCGGCCGACAAGGGCAATTGGTGACGCGTCCACTTTTCGAACGTCACCATCAATTCCGCTGCGAGAGCAGTCATCGAGCACCACCTTTCGTCGCCGGGTTCACGGCCGGGCCGTCACGTCCAGTCGCGGCGCGCGCGGCGAGAATCCGACGCGCCTCGAACTTGTCGATCTGAGGGAACACGAGGTCGCTCTTGTGTTCGGGGTCCCACCCGATCGTTCGAGCTCGCCCTTCGCCAGTCATCCGCTCGCGAAGCTCCTCGTGCTCTTTGGGGGGCAAGCGGGCCGTGCGCTGCGAGCCGTACGCGCTCGCGTCACCATGAGCGCCACGCGTTGCGGTGACCTTGTCGGCTGCGGCCGGATCCACGACGGCCGCGGGTATGCTCGCGATGGTCTCGCGCATCATCGCGAGTGGCATCTTCGAAAGGGTCGCGACGAGCTCCTTGGGGAGGTCGCTGCGCGTCGCAAGGACGGAGGCGCGCTCGCTGGCCTCTCGCTCCTTCTTGAAGGTCTCGATTTCCTTGCCTTGGGCTGCCACCGTCTGAGCGAGCTCGCGTGTCGCCGCGATAGCGGCCTTCGCCGCCTCTTCGTCAGGCGCGTCCTCGGCCGCTTTGGTGGTCTCCTCTTTCTTGGGCTCGTCCTTCTTGTCGTCGCCCTCAGACGCCTTCGCCTCTTCCTTCTTGGGCTCGTCCTTCTTGTCGTCGCCCATGTCGAAGGCCGCCTTTTGAACTGCCTTCCACGCCTTCGTTTCGGACTCGCTCATCTTGGCGATCGCGGAGCGAGCCTCTTTCTTTGCGTCGTCGTCGTCGCCAAAGAGCGCCGCGGCGATTGCCGAGTAATTCATGATTGCTTTCTCCCGAATGGCTAATTGCGTGACGGACCACGTGGCCGGGTTATTGGTGAGAGCGATATTGAGCAGCGACATGATTTCGCCGGTGCTCTTTTTCGTGTCGTAGGCGGGCGAGTGGTAACGCCACTCTGGCGGGCTCTTTTGCAGCCCCGCGCGTACCCAGTCGACCCATTGGACCGTCGTGGCCCAAATCTCCGTGCCTTCGGCCGAGGGTCGGCCCTCAATCGAAAAGAACCCCGCCGCCTTGTGGCTTTCGGGCGGCGCCTTTTCGTTCAGCGAAAGATGATCGATATCGATCGAGTAGAGGTTTCCCCGAATGGCCTGTTCGGCCAAGAGACGCTGCGCCGCGTTCTCTGTGAGAATGTGGACGCCCTTGTCGGTCGGATTGGCGCCTGCCTTCCAGATTCGAAAGGCAATCGGTTCGCCGGACGGCGCGCGCTCGACGCCATCATTGCCAGCGAGCAGCGCCGTCGAATGAACGCGAACGAGCGTCATTGGAGCACCGCGCCCTCCGGTGAGGCCTCGCCGGACGCATCGGGCACACCGTCGCCGTCGATGTCATTCTTGATTGGGATCGCAAACCGCGTAGTGAGCTCGTCGACGTCGAGCTCCCTCCCGTACTTCGCGAGAACATCTCGCAGGCTGTCGATGGCTTCCGCCGCGCTACCGAGTGACTCCGCCTCGGCCTTGAGGTCTTTGGGACGCGAAATATCCCATTCGAGGCACGCGGCCTCGGCGATGGCCGACGAGCCCCACCGCTTGCCCACATAGGGCGGGACAACTTGAGTATTTACCGTGTAGGCAAGTTGGTCGGCCACGTCCTTGACGATGTCCGATCGGATCGTGCGGTGGATGTCCGAGTTCTGGAAGCCGGCGCCCCCATCCACGGTGACCACCTGACCGGCGATCGAGATGGCGATCTCGCGGTCGCAGGTGTCGATCTCCTCTTGGAAGATCTTCGTGCCTTCGCCCTTCGACTCGAGAAGCTTGACCTCCCATCCCGGAGGGAGCGCGAAGACGGTATTGATGCCCCAAGCCATGAGGCGCTTGAAAAAGCGATCGCGCTCCTTCTCGTCGGCCCCTTGCGGCGCGTAGGCAACGCGGGCGGGGTTCGCGAGCTTCGCTGAGTAGTTCGAGCGATGAAGGAGCGCGTGTTCCTTGTTGATGAAGCTCCGACCGAGAGCTGGCCAAAGCCCAGCGAGCCAAGGAGCAATGCGCCCGCCCGGGGTGTGCAATACCCACCGACCGTCGCCCGGCTCGATCGGCAAGAGCCCCGCGACACTGTTGTAGTACCAACGATTTTCGATCCACCGATATCGCAAGAACTCGGGCTCGAGGCGCACGAGCACGGGGAAGTCACGCCCAGCGACGGGCACGAGTTCGGCGACGGCGACACCGAGGGCCTTGCCGTCGGCCGCCAAGAGTGCGAGCTCGCTCGGCGGGCACATGTCGTCGAATACCGACCTCGAGCCGTTGCGCGCTTTCAGCGCCGATACGGTCTCGGCCGAGCCGTAGAACTTCTTCGGAAGGCGGACGAGCCCTGACGTGAGCGTCCCCATCAACCCGGTAATCACGCCGTCGCGGCGCATGGCTCGCCAGAGCTGAGCGGCGGGCATCATGTCCCCCGCGTCGGCCTGGAACTGCGCGGACTCGAGCTCCGCCAGGTACCAGCGGATTTGCGTTGTCGGCTGTAGTGCGAGGTTGCCGCCGAGTGTCTCGCGTATCCGCTCTACGGACCGATCGTCTATCTCTGGGCCATAGCCTTTACGCGGCGCATAGGCGGAGACGCCAAGCAAAGCCGCGACGAGGTCCGAGAACGCCACACGCTACGCAATACGAGAGAACTCCTCTTACTCGCGAGCGCGCCTAGACCTTTTCCCAAGCGTGCGGCAGACTTGCTCAATGTTGCAGCGCCCTCGCCTCAAGAATGCGGAGATTTTACGAATCGCAGCCGAGGCGCATCGCGATTCGAGGACAGTCGCCGCGGTGCTCAAGGGCGACGGCGGAGCCAATAGCCGTGAGGCGGTTGTCGAAGCCGCGCGCAAACTGGGCATCAAACTTCCGGACGAGGTCGAGCAGTGATCGAGCGGCAACTAGCGAGGACTCTCGCGAAAGAGTTACGACGCCTTCTCGCATTCCCAGACCAGCGCGGCGCTCGCCTTGACCCCGCGTTCTTGTTTCGTTTCGAAAAGCGCATGGCCCGCATCTACGAGAAGGAGTATCCACCTTTCCGTCTGCGGTAGGCTGCCCCGCATGAATGTCGCCGAAGCTCTCGTACCGTTCGTCGTGGCCATGCTTGGCGCTCTTGTTTACGCGTTGAGCGCAAACGGCAAGGTGTCCGAAATCGGACGGCTCGCCTTCTTCTGCGGCCTCTTCTGGCTCGTGTATCTCTTCGCCGGACACACGGTGCATATCTAGCCCCTGGCCCAATCGATCGACGCGTAAGGGTCGAAGGCTTGCTCGGCGGGCATTTGATAGACGTCGATCGCCGTTTGCTGGGGTGGCGCGCTGGCTTCTTCGAGAATGATCGTGGGGCCACGGACCGAAAGAGCGAGCGCATCGAGCGAGTCCGGCGAGCGACCGAGCTTCTCGCGGATTAGGTGTTTCGGCGTGGCAACAAGCTTGTTGTTGGAGTTCGGCTCCCACTTGGGTTCGTACAGCTCGGATTGAAGCTTCGAATCGTTGGGGATCGCCCCATCAATGAGCCATTGCGAGAGCGTCCAAATCAGCTCATCGCGCACGCGATCAAACTTCGTCTTGTCGCGCACGAACCGCGAGGAGGCGCGTATGCCGTAGACCTCGAAGAGCGAGCCCGGCGAGTGTTGCTGGCGATGCTCGGCCTCGCCCCGGAGGCGCCCGTAGTACGCGCTGCCGATCGGGCCTTCCGCGTCCACCATGACGCGAGGGACCTCACCATCCCGGCGATACATCTGCAGAAGTCCGTACGTCTCGGCGAGCGCCGCCTCTTCCGAAAGAGCGCGCCGGCGATAGACCGCAATGCACTTGCGCCCCCGTCGGATCGCCCACGCGTTTTCATCGGCGTCGATCCCGTCACCGGCGATGTCCCACCCGATCGTGAGCTCCCCATCCGCTTCCGCTTCCGCCCACCGAGCGATCGCCGCTTCGATGCGTACCATGGGCATGGCCCGGCCCGTCTCGTTGCGGAGGAAGTTCCCCTTGATTCGCCACGACCAAAACGGCGAATCCTCGCCGTACATGGCGCGCGCCTCTTCGATCTTCTCGCGCGAGGTGGTGAAGGGAATCCGGACGTCATTGGCGACTTGCCAGTCGGCGACAGCTTCGCAGTCGACGTGGAACGTCTGCCACCATTGGGACATCACGTGGAAGGCGTCGTAGAAGGGGCCCGAGTTCGCCGTAGGGTTCGAGATCATGAACTGCGCCCCGCCGCCCCCCATTTGATTTCCGGCGAAGACCTGGGCCTTGCTCTCGGGCAAGTGAGAGGCTTCGTCGATGATCATCAACTGGCGCCCGGACACGCCGGCTAGCGCCTCGATATCTCGACCGCTTACGCCCTTGATCGACCTCGAACCGTCCGAGCTGAGAAGCCCCGTCGCGGGCGAGCGGGACAGGTCGCCGTCAATGTGGCCGCCGCCGAGACGCGCCCGCCGAAGGGTGTCGCCGAGCTCCTTCCAGAGGACGTTGCGTGTCTGCGCTTCGATCGCAGCGCTCATGAGCACTTGGGCGCCGGGGAAGCACTCGTAGAACCATAGGGCCGCCCATACCGCCACGGCTGTTTTCCCGCTCTTTTGACCACTCCGCACTGCAACCCTCGGATGCGCCAGGCCGGCCACCCCACGCGCTAGCGCCACAAGGATCGCCGCCTGGTGAGGCATCATCACCTTGACGCGCAATCTCTCGCGCACGTACCGAACGGGGTCCGTCTGGTATTGCGTCAGCGGGTATTGCCCAGCGAGCACCGCGGCGAGAACGCGCGTCGCCGCGGAGTACATGTCCGCATAGAGGGTGCGAGCGCGAGTGAGGCGGTGCTTCATTCGGCCATGCTTCGGAGGAAGTCGCTCACGTCGGACAGCGCCGCCGGATGGGCGGACAGCACGCCGAGAACGCCATCCCGAAGCTTGACCCAATGTTCCGAGCGAAGAATCTGCGACATGGTGAGAGAGCCCGCGCCGTCGACCTTGGCAAGGAGCCGTGTGGCCGACGCAAGAGCGTTGGCGATGGCGGCCCGGTCGCGGGGGGTGGCGTTCGGGTCGAGCCTCACACGGTCGCGGTCCTTGCGGAGCTCGCTCAGCGTCTCTCGAATCTGCCCGAGCGCGGAGAGGTCGGCTTCGTCGTCAGCGGCGACGGCTTCCTCTTTTGGGGCCGCCATCGCAGGAGGGGGCATCCCGCGAAAGTGAGCGGTCACGACGCCGTCACCTGGCGCCAGGGGCGCGTCCCACGCGGCAAGGGGAATCTCGCAGTGCTCCCAGAGCGCCGCTCGCGCTCTCTCCTTGGGCACCGAGCCGGTAAGCAGACCGCGCAGCGTTGCTTGGCTGATCCCTGTCTTCCGGGAGACCGCTCGGCCGCGCCCGTCACTGCAAAGCGCGGCAAGTAGCCGCATTCCTTCGGAGTCCACCGCCGCTCAGGCTACGGCCGCGCGCCGCTCAACCCAAAACCGCCCGGGGGATCGCGTGAGTTAGAAACGTCTCCCGAAGGACTGAAAAGCCCCCTGCACTGTTTGAGGGGGGGCGGAGCCAATAGCCCGCAGGGCACCGCACGCCATCGACAACCGCCCCCTAGCGAGATTGCAAGCCCATGCCCCGTGACGCGTCAACCCAATTCGTGCAAACACGCAGCCGTGAGAGCCAGCCGCGGCTTATCGCGCATCACCGCCGGTGAGCAGATCAGCGACCGCCGCGCGCGCACGATGCCCGGCCATCCCACGTACGGAGCCCGGGGCCCGGAGCTCCCGCATGATCGATCGTGGGTCGACCGAGTGGGCGACAGCCAGGCGCCGGAGCGTCGCGGCGTCTGCTTGCTCGCGTGGCAACGATAACGTCGGTGAGGGCTGCGCCATGACGGCATCATACCACCGCTACGCTCACGCGTTTCCCTTGTGAACGAGCTCTTTCACATGAGCCCACGGGCGCGCAGCGATGGCCTTGATACCGTCAACACCTCGGTCGCTTCGAATCATCACAAGGTCGTATCGATCGTTGTAGCCGCCTCGCACGAGCTCCTCGGCGACGAGCGTTATCTTGCGAATGAGCTCCGCTTCCGGCTCTTCACGCGGCACCTTGAGGTCGTACCAGCTCTTGCGGTCTCTCCCATCGAACGAGTCTCGCTTCCCATCGTCTTCGGCGTAATAGCGGAAGCGATACTCGATGCACCACGGCCCCTCCTCGTCCCGCCATATTGATGCCATCCAGTCCCGATGCTCTTTGCCGTAGATGAAAAAGACTGCGAGGCAGTACCGCCCATCCCTAAATTCCATGTCAGCTCCCCAATGCCGCGTCGAGCGCGCGGTCTATGTCTTCGCATTCGGCGCGGCTCAAGAGTCGGTCGCGCCACTCAGGTC